TGAATATTCAAAAGGTTACTTTGAATTTAAAAATGTAAACGATTTTTTGTCAAATAGATTAGAAAATGATATAGGATTCTCAAGAGATTTTGTTTATCATTCCTTTACACACTTATTGAATATAATAAAGCCAGATTATAATAAGATAATTAATGAAGTATTATCAGAATGTTTTTCTGTAATTGTGAGTACGAAGGCAGTAATCCATAGTATTGAAAGAGAATATGAACCAAAAAAATATAGTGAAGCAAGTAAAGTTAAAAGAACAAGATTAATGAATAAATTAACAAAATCTGGTTATAGTTTGGCTGATCTCTATGATGAAGAATTCATTGAACTGGTTGATAACAAATCTACATATTATAAAAATAAAGAAAGACAAAAAGTATGGGAAACAAGTATTGATTTGCTGGAAGAATCTATGAAAAAAGGTAAAGAAATTTTTTATGTGGAGGATGCAGTAAGGTATTTTTTGGATGAACAAAAAGGTAAGGTAATTGCTGATATATGTATTAAATCACAATATGGTAGTAAAAGGGAATTTTATGTTATAAATCTTGGTGCTAAAGCGATGGGTAGGATTATCGAAACTTTTTTCAAGAAAATATGTTTGTTATGTGAAACGGAATGTATTTCTGTTCCTGGAGATAAAAAAATGGATACAATACAAAAATCATTGAATCGTGCTACGGAATATGCAAAGGAAAATTCTATGAGACTTAGATATGTTAATGGTGATTGTACAAAATGGTCAGCAGCTGAATCAATGGGTACATTTGTTACAATGTGTGATGCTTTAAAACAAAATGACAACAAAGATAGATTATTCTTTGATTTGTTAAAAATAGGTTTCCTTAGATGGGCAGACAAGGATATAACAATTCCTAGAGAAGTATTATATTGTTTTAGAGGTAAAAATACAAAAGATTATTTGAAAAACAACCAAACACATATTCATAGCACACAAAATTTTCTTCAGGGAATGTTTAATTATGCTTCCTCATTAAAGGCTTCAGCTTGTAATTATTATACAAATTATTTATGGAGTATATTATCACCACACCCTAGGAAAGATGATTTAGTGTTGGCATATGGAACATTCAGATGATTATGCACAAATAATAGTATATAATAATGAAATAGAATTTGAAAATTATAGATCTTTTTTTAAGATGTGTATGAAATTATCAGGTTATAATGATAGTGATAGAAAAACAAATTGTCAATCTGTTTTCTTAGAATTTGTTTCATTAATTTCTTTTAATGGTCAGATGATTTACCCAAAAATAAAGAAAACAAAAGAAGTAAACCTATCATTGCCATGTACAGGGTATAAAACAGATATAGAAGCAGGTTTATCAAGACAAGGTGAATGTATGAGGATGGGTTGTTCAAATTCTTTTTGCTATTTTTTTCAGAGATTACATAATTATTGTATACGTGATGCATATTCCTTGTTACCAGGTCAAAAGAATGATTTAGGAATAGATGAATATAAAGTTCCAATTGAATGGTTTGGTACACCTGATCAATACCCTTTATTGACAATGTTGTGTAAAGGAAATGTTAATAACTATAGGTTATACCAATATGGTGGGGATGATGTAAAAAAAATGATTGTTACTTCCTTTATTTTAGCACAAAATACAAAAGACAATGATTTAGTTGCCCATTCCATTGATGATTATACAAACAGATTATACCATCCAAGATATAGTTATATGATCAATACAAATATTCTTAGAACCTTTAAACATAAGTTTAAATTAAGTGATCAATTGGCAATGAAATATTGGGAAGACAAACCAGCTTATAAAATCTTAAAACCAAATGATCCTATTGAACTTATAAAGTGGTTAAAAATAATGTTCACGAATAGATCTTTCATTGAAGCATATGTTAGTTTAAGTCGAACACAAATGACTCTTCGTTTATCTGGTTACGTAAAAGGTAAGAAATTATTGAAGGCTTTGGTGGATCAGATTTGGGGTGACAATGAAAAACCAACTAAAAAAGAGTTAAAAAAATATAAGGAAGAACATATGATGACAATAAAAGAAAGTTTTATCTATATGTATAAAAACATGGTGATGGATTACAAAATTGTAGATGAAAAATATCTAAAAAAAATAATAATGAAATCAGATCCCACATGTTTTTCCCTATATAATATGTTTGATAATAACGAATTTATTACAATGAAAAAACAACCCAAGCCACAAGTAGGATCCACATTACCATATAAACCAACTTTTTATCATGTAGAAAATGACCCTGGGATAGTTTTACAATATATGTTAAATATGAATGATTTTAAAAAGGACAGAAGGATTGTAAAAAGTGAATTATCATTGCAAAGGGATATTAATACAATTGTTTCTATATACGGGGATAAAATAGATTCATATAAAAAAGAAATACAAGTTATATATAATGACTTAGCATTAACAAAAAATAAGAAGACTCTATATGTTGGTTATTCGTATGGACAAAAGAATGTTTATGATACTCTCAGGGAAATACTAATGTATAATTTTTGTTATGATATAGGAATTGTTATGAGTGACAATACGCAGCAAGTTACGATGCAACCAAACACAGGAAATTTATTTTATTATCATCAAAGAAAAAATCTTACAGAAACAAATTTAGCATGTTTATGCACATTGACGTTACAATATGTATATTTTAGAAACATATTGGGTTTAAGTCTTCAGATAACTAGAGAGCAATTGAATAACTTTGTTTATGAAGTAACAACAATTGACAAAAAATATACAAAAAAAATGGATTACCATGAATTGTTATGTCAGTTTAATGAAACAACATTGAGAGATGACAATGAAACAAATTATCTAAAAATGGCAGCTTATTTACAATTTGATTTATTAGGTGACCCTGGTTTATTAATTAAAATATCATCAAAATTATACACATATACTTATAATTATACTAAAATGGCAAGGAAATATGATAATAAATACGAAGGTGAAACAAACTGTTTAATAAAATTTGCAAATTTTTATTTCGAAATGAAACAACAAAATGAAGAAAATCCAATAATGTATACAGATTGTACGAAAATAAATATAGTCAAGCTTGCTTATTTAGTAACCTTAAAACTTGGACATATAATTAATT